AGGCTTTGCGTATAACGGTGCTCACAACACCTAATGCACTACCTATAAAATACATAGGAATGAATATTTTTGTAGCAGGATCTAAAACTGTGAAAGTTAATATGGCACTTGCACCACCTACTAATACTGCTTCACAAAGCTCACTATAAAATGCAACTTTGCTTAACCGATAACTTTCTTTAAAATGATTTTTAACGCTTAAAAAAGCCGAGCCTATTGTAATCTTTGTCTTCGACATAAGTATATCCTTTTGGAGGTATAGATAATTCGCCTTCCCATACAGGAATTATTTCTTTAAATTCGCCCATATCTGGATTAGGTCTTAGGTGCATTTCAATGAGTTTACCGCCTACAAATTCACAATTTATATGTTCGTAAGAGCCTTTAAGTTTTGTTAACATGAAATGAATTTTAAATTTATCATTAACCCGTATCCATTTATCAAATTTCCATAAAGGGTTAGACTTATTTCTAAATCCTTCTGTTGTTATTCCTTGTTGTACTATACGAGCTGAATTATCTATTGCATAATCTACGCTTAAATGTCTGCCTTCAAATAGCTCGCACCAAAAATAACCTGGTTTTAAATCCCATTTACCTTTTTCTAAAAACCGTACTTCAGCACCTATGCCCATACCAGCAAGGTTGACACAAGGTCTAACTATATAATTATTTGATTCCGGTACTGCTACTTCAGCAGGTCCGCATAGGTATCCTAATTTTTTGGCAAGAATTAGTTTGTCAAATATCCACAAGTCATCTGGATGACATTTTATCCAAGCATCGTGATCATACATTAAGGTATATATTCTGCTTTGTCAAATAACACTGATATAGATTCATCATGATGTACTCTACGAATTGCTTCTGCAAACATATTTGCTACTGATAGAATTCGTAATACTCTATTTTCTTTTGTTGGTATAGTATCAGTTATTACTAAACGAGACATCACCGAATGTTCCATCCTCTTCGCGCCATCGTTGCTCAATACCCCATGTGTTATGTAGGCTTGTACATCTTCTGCGCCTTCGTTTTCTAATGCTTTGGCGGCTTTTACAAGTGTTCCGCCTGTATCTATTATATCGTCTACTATTATACATTGCTTTCCTAAAACGTCGCCGATGACGTTCATAGCCTCAGATTCGTTTGCACGATCTCTTCGCTTATCTATAATTGCAATATCTAGATTTAATTGTTTTGCTATCGCTCTTGCTCGAGGTACACCGCCTGCATCAGGTGAAATTATTATAGCTCTACCTTTAGTAACCATAGGATTTGTATTTAAATCTTTAACAAATAAAGGTTGAGCATATAAATTATCTACTGGAATATCAAAGAAACCTTGAATTTGTCCTGCATGTAAATCCATTGTTAGTACACGATCAACACCTGCGGCTTCAATCATATTAGCAACAAGTTTTGCAGTAATAGGCGATCGCCCTGCTGGTTTTCTATCTTGTCTGGCATAACCGTAATAAGGCATTACAGCCGTAATTCTGCCTGCACTTGCTCTCTTACAAGCATCGGCAAGTATTAATAATTCCATTAAATTATCATTTGCTGGATTACATGTACTTTGAATTAAGAAAACATCTTCGCCACGGATATTTTCTTTTATTTCTACCCAGATTTCGTTGTCTGCGAATCTAGTAACTAGAGTTTCGCATAAATTTATGCCGGCAATGTTAGCAATATCAATAGCAAGTTGGGTATTTGCGTTACCCGTTATCAGTTTCATATATAGTTTCTGAGTTAAAAGTGTCCGTCTTTAAAATAAACTTTTTTAATATCATCTAGTTCTTTTTTTACTTCGACTAATTCTTTTTGAACTGCCTCATATTGTGCCTGATAATAATCTCGTTCTTGTTCTACTTCTTGCCATTCTGATAAATGGTCTTCTACGTGTGGTCCTGTCATACACGTATTTATTTTATTAATTTTTCTTTGATAAATTCTCGTTCGTCGATACCACCATGTTTTTTGATTACTGCATTTATTACATCCTGAGGAACCCAACCATAAACACTTTCGGTCGGATCATTGCCCGGTTCTATCCATTGTTCCCACAAAGATTCTTCAGCAGACGGATAACCTATTTCAAAAGCCGAGTAATAATCTGCTATTGCTTTTGGTTCACTGTAATGGGAAGGACCTGCTTGAAGAGAAAATTGGAATCCGTCTCTGCATATTACATAACGTAATACACGGACCATAGGATATTGTGTATTAGGATTTTCGACTATTTTAAAAGTTTTGTGAAAGGTATTAGCCCAATCTTTTACCATTTTTCCCTTTAGGTAAGGGTTAACGTAGACCACTCCAGTTCATATCTCTGTCGTAATACTGTCTTGCTTGTTTGTTATCTTTACTTTGGAGATACTCATCTGTATCGTGTCCACCTGGTTGCAAATCGTCTGGTACCTGAGATGGTGTAGGTATTTTAGTTTGTTTGGGTTGTATTTTAAGTAAGCCTGCAAGTAAGCCCATGCCATTGTGAATTGCTACTGCATTAGTTGTCATTGCAGTACCAATATTATGACCAATAAGTTGTTTTAATTTAGGACTTTTACCAAACCGTTCAACCCAACTATAATCGCCATCTTTTGATGCCTTATATAGTCGTGTTGCTTGTTCTTTTGTAACACCCATTGTTTCTAGTTGTCTAGAAATATATTTGGCAAATTCTAATTCTTTGCCAGTTCCTACAGTAAATTTTTCTGTATGTCTAAAGTCTGAAGATGGAAGATCAAATGATGCTTCGCCTACTGCTTGCATTAATGTTTTGGGTTTATTTTGCCGTTCTCCGTGATCCTTCATCCTATAAAATTTTTCATCCTCAATCTCGGCTTGCTTCATCATTTTATCGTCTTTGGCATCTTGGACTTTACCTGCGGCATTAGCAAGTTTCGGATCTACATCACCTGCGCCAAATCCACGTTTAGGCCCCATTTGAACAACGCATTGCGTTTTAGTACATACTTCGTTGATTTTCATTTAAATATCCTAATACTTACTTAAATTATTTATCAGTCTTTTGGTTCTTTTCATTTTTAACTTATACAACTATTATACACTCTACAGATCATTTGTCAACTAAAAAATTAAATGCGTATATAATATTTTCAATAAATACAATATAACCTGTTAAGGATACCATGGCAAAGACATTATTTAAAGGTTTTTCAACAGTTCAAGGACCGACAACTAGAAAATTACATGATATAGAGTTAGCAAAACAAGATTTAATAAATCATTTTCATACCAAAAAAGGGGAAAGAATTATGAGTCCCGGCTTTGGTTCAATGATTTGGCAATTAATGTTTGAACCATGGAATGATACAACCGAAGAAGCAGTTAAAGAAGATTGCATTAATATTGTAGCAAACGATCCTAGATGGAGATTAGAAGGAGTAAACACTTATTCAAGCGATAATGCGTTAAGTGTACAATTAAGATTATTTTACCAACCAACAGACCAATTGGAAGTTATGGCGTTAACGTTTGACCGAGAACTAGAAGAAGGATTATAAACAAATGGCTACACGACAAGATGTTTTATTTGCCGCAGAAGATTACATAGCAAAATATCAATCATTTGCTCAATCTAATTTTCAAGCATATGATTTTGATACATTAAAAGCGGCTATGGTAGATTACATAAGATTAAACTACCCCGAAGATTACAATGATTGGATTCAATCATCTGAATTTATTAGTTTAATGGATCTAATAGCATTTATGGGCCATAATCTTGCTTTTAGAATTGATTTTGCTACTCGTGAAAATTTTATGGAAACTGCTCAAAGCAGAGATTCAATATTAAAATTAGCTAGATTCTTAGGATATAATCCTACTAGAAATATAAATTCTAGTGGAGTATTAAAAATTAAAACAATACGGACAACAGAAGCATTAATTGATTCTGATGGTAATAATATATTAAATGTAGATGTTACATGGAATGATTCCACAAATGCAAATGCATATGAACAATTTTTAATGATATTAAATTCTTCTTTTGGGAGTACTACACAATTTGGTACACCGTTTAAAACAGCAACATTAGATGGTGTTAAAACTGAAATTTATAAAATGAATTCTCAAACACAACAAAATGTGACTCATACGTTTGCTGGTACAGTTCAAGGAGAATCTATACCATTTGAAATAACAAATGTCGATGTTGATTCGACCTTAGGTTTATTTGAGCCATATCCTGATCCAGATTCTGCTATGCGATGTTTATATCTTAATGATGGGAAAGGGAATTCTAGTGCTAAAACAGGATTTTTCTTTTATTTTAAACAAGGTACTTTAGAATTTAAAGATACTTTAATTAATCGTCCTATTGAAAATCAAGTTATAGATATTACAACTGAAAATATTTCTAATGATGATGTATGGGTACAAACTATTGATCAAAATGGAGCAATAACAACAATTTGGACTCCTGTTGATACTGTGGTCGGTTCTAATGTTATTTTTAATGCAGTTGATAATAATATTAGAGATATTTTTCAAGTAGTTACTAATACCAATGATGCAATTAGTGTTAAATTTGCAGATGGTAGATTTGGTAATGCTCCAAAAGGAGTTATTAGAGTATGGTATAGAGTAGGTAATGGGGAAGAATATACTATTAGAACAAATGATATTCAAAATATTGAAATTACTTTACCTTATTTCAGTAAACATGATTTACAATTATATAATTTGATTGTAACATTGGATTTAGAAGAACCTGTAAGAAATAGTTCTTTAACTGAAACAAATACAAGCATCCAAACAAAAGCACCACAGGTGTATAGTACACAAAATAGAATGGTATCTGCTACAGATTATGCAGTTTATCCTTTACAAGCATCTACAAATATTACAAAGATTAAGAGCACAAATAGAGTACATAGTGGTCATACTCGATATGTAGATATCAATGATCCAACAGGAACATATAAAGATTTAACAATATTTGGTGATGATGGATATATGTTTGAAGAAGAAACATTTTTACGAAAAACATTAACATTACCTTCTTCATTAAATGCTACCGATATAATAGAACAATATATACAATCCTATTTAGAAGAATCAGAAGTACAAAATTTTTATTATCAAAAATATAAAAGTGATTTTGTTTGGTCAGGTGGCGATTCGGCGGACGATTTATATTTTACATCGTCAGATGAAGCAACCCCTGCTTTGGCCGCAAAAATGTGGACATGGAAAAAAATTACTGGATCTGCTAGGCAAGCAACTGGGTATTTTGAAAAGGGTGCAACGGCACCGGATATTGTTGCTATTGGAAAAGATTCATTAGATTCAATTGGTAAATTTTTAGTTGAAGGTGCAAATATAGAATTTGCAGAAGTAGATACTAACGGTCAATTTGTAATAGGATCGTCTACTACTTGGGCAAGTATAACCGGAGTGTACGGAGATGGCAGAGGGGTTACAAGTTCTAGTTTGGGATATACAGGTAAAACCAAAGAAGACTATGGTACCATATCACTGTCTAGAAATATACCAAATAATGTTAGAATAAAACGTATAGCACCTGCATATAATAATAAATTTAGTTCAACAGAAATTACAGCAATTAAAGATCAATTAGAACTTAATAATTCGTTTGGTATACGGTATGATCATCGAAATAATCGGTATGAAGTTATACTGGGAATTGATCTAGGCGAATCACAAGAAACATCGTTTAGTTTAACTGAGGATACTTCCGGAACACAATCGGATAGTAGTTATATATTAAGAGTAGAATTTCAAACAGAACAATGGGTATTTTTAGCAAGGGCCATAAAATATAATTTTGGATCTTTGAATAATGTTAGATTTTTTAATCAACGATTAGATAGTAAAGTTAGTAAGATAACAAAAAAATCAACAAAAGATGAGATTAGAATATTAGATATTAATTTACAACCGCTTATAACCTCAGGTGGCGGATTGGGTACATCCTTGTTAACTGCAAATTATAATTTTGATATAGAAGGGTTTTATACGTATGATGATGGTTACACAGATCCACGCAGAGTATTATTAAAATTTGCAGATACTAATAAAGATTATGTAATAGACAATCCGTTTGCATTTGAAAGTATTGTAGGATCAAATGAAATTTATATTGCAGATGAAGTAGTAGACAACTATGTTTATAAAACATTAATGACTACACCTCCTCCAACAAATGCAAATGGTACTATAAAATATTGGGTATCATCTACTTCGTATGATTTGGCGGACAAAATTGAATACAATGGTGCAGAATATGAATCTAAAATTACAGGTAATTTAGGCATATTACCCACTGATACATCTAAATGGTCTTATATTAGAGATTTAATTTATGCAAAGTATACAGGTAGAGCAGGTGTACGATTTAAATGGAAACATGCCGCTAGTGAAGAAACAAGAATAGATCCAGCGGTTTCAAATATTATTGATACCTTTGTATTAACAAATACATATAATACTGAATTTAGAAATTGGCTTAAAAATGATAGACGAGCAAAATATAGACCTCTTTCTTATACTACTGAAGATTTAAAAACAATGTTTATAAAATTAGAAGATGCAAAAACATCCTCCGATACAATAATTTATAAATCTTGTGAATATAAAATTTTATTTGGAATAGAGGCAGATTATGCATTGCAAGCAAAATTTAAAGTAGTAAAAAATCCAATATCGAGTTTAACTGATAATGAAATAAAAGCAACAATAGTAGATTATATTGATGATTATTTTGAACCAGAAAATTGGGATTTTGGTGAAACATTTTATTTTACAGAACTTGCGGCGTATATTCATAGAAATATGATAGGTATAATTTCATCATTAGTTATTGTACCAACAAATGCTGATTCTAGATTTGGTAATATGTTTCAAGTTACACCCAATGCACACGAACTTTTCATAAGTGCCGCAAAAGTGTCTGATATAGATATAGTAGATTCATATACTGAAACAAATATAAGAATTGCCGCAGGACTTATAGAAACTCCGGTTTCAACAACAAGCATAACAGGTATTGCAACTGGATCAGGGTCTAGCTCTAGTAGTGGTAGTTATTATTAATGGAAAAATAAATGGCAGATTATTCTAGTAACAATACCGATGATCAGGTTAATAATACTATACCTGGATCAACAAGTAAGAATATTTCAAAACGATCTACTTTTGATTTATTACCTGAATATCTTCAGTCTGATACTAATAAGAAATTTTTAAATGCTACATTAGATCAAATGATTCTAAGTGGTAATCCTAAAATAGAATCAGGTTATATTGGTAAAAAGGTAGGTACAATTCGATCATCAGCAAATGATGTTTATTCTGAAAGTAAGACAACCCTTAATAATAGATATCAATTAGATCCTACGGTTGTTAGTCAAAACCCATCTACATTAGAATATGAATCTGCTGTTCCTTATGATGATATTATTAGTAAATTAAAATACATCGAAGCTAATACTACAAATTTAGATAAATTATTTTCTGATTATAATTATTCTTGGCGTCCTCCAATTGATGTTGACAAGTTTATTAATTGGAATAGTTATGTTTGGTTACCGTTTGGTTTACCTCTAATAGGATTGCATGGCGAAGAAGCAAGCGATATTAACGGGAAACGTACATATACAACATCTGCTCAAGTAATTCATGGTAATAGAACACTTACTTTAGAAAATGGAATGCGTCTTGCATTTTCGGACGATAATAAAACATATCTAGTAACTGGTGTAGGTGAAAAAATAACATTAATTGATGAAAGTACTTTAGTTACAACAACAGAAACGTCAATGGGTCTTGCTACACCAACATTGGCACTTGGTACAGCAGACACAGGAACTGGTGTTGTATCTTCTGTAACTGTAAGCAATCAAGGAACAGGTTATGTATATAATCCATTTTTTAATGTATATGATAGTACAGGCGGTCCAGCAACTCATGCAATAATAGAAGGCGAAATAGATCCGCCTACAGGAACCGTTTCTTCATCTCCTACTATTACAGAAGCAGGTACCGGATATGCAACATCTGCTGTTGAACTACTTATAATGGGCGGACAAAAGTCTATGCCCCCATATATGAATGCTAATAAAGATGTACATTATGTTCATGAATATATTTGTATGGAACAATGTGCAAGAGATAATAATCCTTGGTCTAGAATTAATAACTGGCATCATATTAATACTATAAAAGCAGTTAATACAATGTTAGGGCTTTCTCAATCATTTAAAATTGATGGTACTATAGTTGATGATGATTATGCCCAACGTCCTATAATAGAATGGGAACGAAATTTACATTTATATAATTATGGTACACATTTTAGAAAACCTGTTGATATTATTATTACAGAAGCAATGGATCCGGCCGATGGAACAAATGGATTTTTATTATCTAGTGGTAGTGCGGCCCCCGAAGTTCACGAAGGATATACAGTTTTAGATAATGATAGAGTTTTATTTACAGCATCATCAAATGCTACATATCAAAATAGAATTTATAAAGTTAATACATCACAAACTGGTGCAACAGCCTTAACATTAGAAACAGATGGGAGAGGATCAGGATCCTCAACACATGGTGATGTTGTTACTTCACTAAATGGTACTACATTACAAGGGCAAGATTATTGGTTCGACGGAAAAATACAAATATGGAAATTAGCACAAGAAAAAGATAGAAAAAATGTTCCAGTAAAATTTGAATTATACGATACAACATTTAATCCTTTATCTGAATATTTTGAAACAGATTTTTTGGGTAATACTGTTTTTGAATACCTAGAAGATAAAACTACTGCTGATAGATCAGAGGATAAATTTTTAGGGTTTGCATTAACATACGCAACTACAAATTATTTGTCATCTACAAATACATCTAATTTAATGTTTAATAATTCACACCAACAAACAATGTATCTATATGATAGAGGAACTACACCAAAAGATATTTCTGGCTCATATTACTTACGAAAATTTAATAGAGATACCACAAATTACGGGTTTGATAATGGTTGGCAACAAAGTTATAAACAAATTAGAACACCTATAATTATTACACAAGATGTTACTAATGCAGATGACGATTTTGTTATAGATTTGGGCACAATAAATTTTGAACCAGAACGTAATTATACAGTTATAGCAACTGCAACTGGTTTTGAATTTTATTTAAAATCTGCATATGGTTATGAAAAACTTACAGGGGCCAATCCTACTCTTTATCTTGCAAGAAATAACACATACACATTTGATATAGAAAATGGTACAACAGCATTTCAAATACAAGATTCAAGCGCATCAGCATATAATACAGGTGTAACAAATAATAATACACATAGTGGAATAGTAACATTTGCTGTTGGAGAAACAGAACCAAATGATATATTATATTATTCTTCTCCTAGTGGAACCGGTAAAATTATTTTATTGGATGAAGTTTTAGAGCAAGGATGGCCAGAAGTATTTCATAAAGGTGTACAATTAAAACGAACTATACATTATATTTTTAATGGTAAAAATATTGTTATACCATACGAAAGTACAGGTACAGATGAGACAGTATCTGATGGTGGTGTACCGGTATTTGCACCATCAGGACAAACACAAAGTACTGAAAATTTATTAACAGTAGGCGATATAGTAGATGTAAAATTTTATACAACAGACACAAGTACCACAGACGAATGGGCGTATAATGTTCCGAACAGTCTTAAAAATAATCCTGGTAATGAAGTGCTAGGGCAAGTTCAATATGCAGAAATATTTCCACATTTTGTTGATGTATTAGATAGACAACCTGGATTAATGGGTTTAGCATTTGGTAATAATAATTATAGAAGTTTAGGGGTTGAAAAAAGATTAGGTGGAATAATAAATCAACAAATATCCCCTTTACTTAAACTAGGATTAATATTAGGGAATGAAAATTATGATTTATTATTGGCACTTGACTATACTGCTGATAGTTATAACGTATTTAAAAAGAAGTTTGTACAAAAAATAGAACAATTATATGCCTCAATGGCTCCCGGCACAAAAACAAGTGCTCTTGTAGACCAAGCATTATATGATCTTAATTTAGGTAAAAATAATACATTTCCATTTGCTAATAGCGATATGGCATATTACTTTAATATGGTTGAAAAAACATATACAGTTACAACATCTGCTGATACATTTATTTTACCCAAAACAATTACAAGAAAAAATCAATATCATAATCATGTATATGTTTATACAATAGATACTAACAATGTAGAAACATTTATAACTTCATTCACATTAGATCCTACTGCAAATACTGTTAAATTAGGAACAGCGGTAAGTTCAGGAAAGGTTGTAATAAAAGTTAGTATTGACGAAGGACTAAGTTTTATACCACCTACTTTTGCTAAATTAGGTGTAGCTCCTGCATTTGTTCCAAAGAGTTATGTTGATGATACGGGTACTAGAACAGTAGTTGTAATAGAAGGACATGATGGATCAAAAACAGTAGCATTTGAATCATCTATTACTGGAGCAGGTTCTGTTTTATCTTATACAATTACAGATTATAGAGACAAAGCACTATTAGAATTAGAAAATAGAATTTATGGTCATATACAATCTGAGTTTGTAACTAATGATGATATAGTATATTATTCACATAGTCCGGAACCTAAACGCAAAGATTTAAGTTTATTGCCTGGCAATTTTAGAACAACACCGTATACAACAAAAAATCAAAATGATTTTTATGACAATTATTTTAATACATTTAAACTCGCCCGAGGCATAACGTTATTAGAAAATACAGGATATGATGCTTCTAACCCGTTTACTCATAATTATTCATCTACTCAAGCAGAAGGAATAGGTTATTGGAGAGGTATATACAAATATTATTTTGATACAGATAGACCTCACACACATCCTTGGGAAATATTAGGTTTTATTGGAAAGCCATCGTGGTGGGATACCCATTATGAATGGGTTAATGTTACTAAACGTAACAATATGATTGATGCACTAGAAAGAGGAATTATATCAGAACCAGGGCAAGCTATTGTGCAAGATATTACTGTTACAAGACCTGGCGTAACATTTCCTGTTGCCGCAGATGGTACATTAGAAGATCCTGTTACTGCCTTGTTAGTTACTGCCCCTACTGCTATTGGAGCCCAAGAAAATTGGACTATAGGTGATAGCAGTCCAATAGAAACAATATGGCAACGAAGTTCGTTGTTTCCATATGTAGAAAATCAATTTTTGTTTTCGATTACTCCGGCAAAATTTTTAGAAAAACATTACGATACAGAAGATAGAAAAACAGATGGCGATGCCCAAGCAATAACAATTAATATAGTAGCGGCCAAACCCGAAGTTGGAGGGGGCAACAGTACTGTTAATTCTTATTTTGTTTATTACATAAACGGTATCCAGCAACAAAAATTAGTATTACAAGCAGGTAATGTATATACATTTGATCAAACAGATTCATCTAATTCTATACACCCTTTTGAATTATCTGAAACATACGACGGTACTCGAGGAAGCGGTACAAAATATGTAACAGGCTGGGATCAAACAAATTCTTCAATGCGTACATTTTCGCCTACATCTAGTACCCCAGAAGTATTATATTATTATTGTCAATATCATGACGACATGGGCGGTACTATAGAAGTATTACCTGTATCACATGAAAAACAAATTATATCTAATAAAACAAAAAAACGACATAATTCAAATGAATTATATATTCATAATGAAGTAGATACTAATAGTTTATCGAGACGAGTATTAGGGTTGCAACAACCTATTGTTGATAGATTAATGTTTTTGGGTAATAATATATATACTGAATTTGCTAGACAGTTACGACAATTAAATACAAAATTAAGTTATAAAATGCAAGGATTTTCTAAAAAATCGTCAATATCTATGTTAGCAGATAGTTTACAATCTGAGAAATCAAATAACTTTATACCAAATGATGACTTAACTATTAATTTTCATACTTCGGCTCCATACAAAGAATTTATTTATAGTGGTGTTGAGATTATCCAAACAGCAACTGGATATGCTGTTTATGGTTATAATAATAATAAACCATATTTTTTAACACAAAAAACTTTAAAAACAACAATTTCTCAAATTAAAGTAAGTGAAACCAATATTCAATTATATACTGAATTTGCAGAAGGTACTGATAGAATAGATTATGGTACAGAATTTACATCAGCAAATGATGTTTATAACTTTTTACATGCGTATGGAAAATATCTAGAAAATATTGGTTTTGAGTTTACACATCCTAATATAGATGGCGCATATGAAGATTGGACACTAACTGCCCAACAATTTATATTATGGTCCGAAGCAGAATGGGGTGACGATACATCAATTAAATTAAGTCCTGCTGGTAACTTATTATATCTTAAACATGATCATGGACATGTGAAAAGTAATGAGTATGAATATGGTAGTTTCTATTTAGATGTAAATAAATCATTGTTTAATTCAACAAGCATTGATGTTGATAGACAATTAAGTTATATTACAGTTAAACCTAAAGATGAAGATAGGGCAATTTATTGTGCCTCACTTGTTGTTTGTGATTATGAACATTTATTAATAATCAATAATAAAACTATTTTTGATGATATGATTTATTATCCTATTTTAGGCGATGCAAAACTTAGATTTAAAATAGAATATTTAAAATCTCCAGAATGGAATGGTACATTATATGCACCAGGATATTTTGTATATGGAGATACAATTTATGAGAATTTTGATAAAACAGCAGACAGTATAACTTCTAATTATTTTGCATCAGAGGAAACTGCTCTTAACAAAGATACAATAAATGTTGCTAGAAAAAACATAGGATACGAAAAGAAACAATTTTTAAGAAATATGCGTCTTTCAGAGGATGTTCAATTTCAATTTATGAAAGGTGTCAGCCATTTAAAAGGTACTCCTGAAGTTTTCAATAGATTAACTAGAAGTACATTTTTACTTGAAGCAAGTGTTGATATTAATTTACAAGAAGAATGGATGTTTAGGTTAGGCGAATTTGGGCCAACAACTACCCAAACAACTAAAGAATTTACACTTAAAGATACTGACATAAAAGCAAATCCGCAATTAATAAACTTTGGGGAAATTTATCCAGGACAAGCAACAGATTTTGATTATGATACAACTATTAGTATGTTGGGTGGAGATGGTAGATGGTTAGAGCAACCATCAACTAATCCTGCTGTTCAATTTAATACTAGAATTCAATTTGATCAAAGTATTGATACTATTGCTGAAGTTGAAACATATGAAAAAGATTTACCTAATGCAGGTTATCCTAGATTAGAAGAAACAACATATCAAACTTTTAGAGTAGACGATTTGCCATCATTGTATAAGAAATATAAAGATGATGATAGTTCTTTATTGTACAAATTACTCCAAACTCCTAACTGGAAAGATACTTACACTTATGCAAAAGCATACTATGTACGATATAAAGGTAAACGATATCTTTCTACTCGAATATTAGATTCTGCCGCTCAAAGTTTTTATGGTATAGTAAATGCAAAATATACAAAAACACATGCAAGTGGTATGTTAGCAGAAGTTGTAATAGAAAAATGTCTTTTTACAGTAGATGGTATCACTAAAATGACATCAACAACAGATCCATTTCTTTATGGTATTACTGGTGTTACTGCTAGATTTGGTGAGTATGATTTTGCTTATTATACTCCTTCTTCACAATTATCAGAAAGCACAGTTGATGCAAGTGTATCTAAAGGTGCTGATGCAAATGGTAATTTCACATATATTTTTACATTTGCAGATGGCCAAGTTCCGGCTGTTAATGTTCCGGCAGATGATGATAAAATATATTTGTCTGCTTTTAATTATAAAACAGATGCAGAAGCATCTGATAATACTGTATTAGATAGATGGATTGAAGCAGGAGAAGCAGGATTATTTAATGTATGGACAGCGGATGCGGGCGCAGGCGATTGGGCAACATTTAATCTTCAAGATGATGATTTTGCCATTGAACAAATTTGTAAAGGATATCTAACAGGCGACGAAGCTCTTATTAAATTAGGGTCTGCTCATTATTTGTCTGAAGGTGACTATGTTTTAATAACGGGTGCAGAAAACAATCCTGCATTAAATGGAATTCATAAAGTAACAGGGTTTCCAACAGGAACAGATTGCCAAACTTGCGGTTTACGAGAAGATAAACAATTTTATATAGATGAATTTGTTGGTAATAATGAAGTATATGGAAAAGTATTTGTATTTAGAAAATCGCGATTCTTTGGTTTTTCTGAATTGTTTTCTTCTATTGCCGATTTAAAATATTCGTGGGTAACAAACAATTATGCTTATGCGGATCAATATTATGATGTTCAAAACCAAATAATAGGTGCTTCCTCTGCGTCTGGTTCGTATAACCCTGCATTCGAAGCAGGCGTGTTTACTATTCTTTCATCTTATGCTTTACTATATACTGCAACAACGGCAGATTTAGACATATATATAGGAGAATTTAGAACAGGATTTGAGCCTGGCACAGGTAGTTCAAAAGCATGGGAAGTTATTGGAACTAGTCTTATTTTTTACCCTGAAAATTTAGGTGGTACTTTTCAAGCAGGCCAACCTATTGTTATTGTGTATAAAAATAGATCTATAGGTTGGGGTACATTTAAGTATGACAGTGAAAATAGAACATGGGTAGAATTAAACAAACAACAACCAAAAGCAGATACAGGACAATTAGCAAATGTTATTGTTTATGATTATGAACAAAATAGAGAATTAGCTAGAGCAGAAGTATGGGATCCTTTTAAAGGTATTGTTCCTGGTGTTGCAGAAAAAGAAATTGATATTATTTCGGGTTATGACCAGGCATTGTACAACGCAACTACCCAAGACGAAGAAGCACTAACAACAACACGATGTTGGGGCGGATCAGAAGTCGGAATATCTTGGTGGAATTTAAATACTGTTAGGTATATAGAGTATGAACAACCAAATGATTTAGATTATACATTTAAACATTGGGGGGAACAATTTCCTGGGTCTTCAATAGATGTTTATGAATGGACCAAAAGCACGGTTGCCCCAGATGAATGGATTACTTTAGTTAATGGCAATTATGAAATAGATGAAGAAATTGCATCTGGCGAAGTATACACAAAAGTTTTAAGTGGAGTAACACATTATTATTGGGCCGAAGAAGAAGCAATGAATCCTCAAACTGGTCAGGTGGTTCCATATTATTATTTTTGGGTTAAAAATAAAACAACAGTTCCACGAACACAATCTCATAGAGAGATATCTACAAAAGTAATTGCTGAATATTTAAATGATCCAACAGGTAATGGAATTTTTTGGGCATCGCCAGGCGGAGCATCAAATATTATAACAGGAAATGTAGGTGATCAATTAACTCAACACTCTGTTTTTCAAATAAATTTTACAAGTGATGTAGAAGATGAACATAAAGAATGGATAACCATTCGAGAAGAAGATCAAGAAACAACAGTACCAGATAGATTTGCAAAAAGATTACATGAAAGTATTTTAGGTGTAGATGAAAATAAAGATATTTTAACAGTAGCAGGAATAGAAGAAGATCAAAATTATGAGTATGATGATGGAGCAGGTAGTACAACAATTTATACTGCTAAGAAATTTAATTATGATTGGAATCAACAATTAGAATATAGAGAAAGAAATGTTGTTAAAAACAATACCAAATTGTATAAAACACATAAAAATTTAAATTTAGTTAAAACAAATACTAAATTATCTGTTGATAATCAAACTAATACAATTCAACTTAGAATAGGTGAAAAAGCAAATGAACTTACATTTCCTGCTTTTATTGAAATAGGAACACCGCCTGCTGAATCAAATACATATGGATTGCCATATGAAAATATATTGGCATATGCATATGCCAATATAGTAAATGGTACAGTAGATAGTATTACTGTCAATAGACCCGGGCAGGGATATAATGCGGCAACTAAACCTATAGTTTCTATAAGTGATCCAATTACAGAAGGTGGAGTTCGGGCAGTAGTTGAAGATTCGGATATAACAATAGTAAATGGTGAAATTACTGCGATTGGTATTCAAACTGCAAATAAAGGATCAGGGTATGAACAAAGTTATGCAATTATAGATGAAGATGAAGTAGCAGAAGAAATTGTAGAGTTAAAATATTTTGATAGATTTGCTACCCGGTTATTTAATTCTGATGTTAATATATTAGCGAATGCAGATTTTGAACAGAAAACCACTGCTTTTTGGGATACAAAATTAGGAACGTTGGACACAACTGGTAAAGTTACCGGGGTTGCAATTTATGCAGGTGGTACAGGTTATACAGACGGTCCCGCATCAGCCACTGGTGGTTCAGGAACAGGGTTATATCTTGATATAACACAAGTAAATGGAGTAATTCAATCTGCTACGATTGCTATAGGTGGTGGAGGTTATGCAATAGGAGATGTAGTATCGGTATATTCACCAGCGGGCGGAATAGATGGTACTTTTACGATTGAAACTGTTAATTCAAATGCAACAATTTATGGTAATGCAAGCGGAGTATATACTGGTGATAGTGTAAACGCAACCCATTATGTTGGTCAAAGAAGTTTAAAAAATGCTTCACTAGCTGGTGGTGTAGTATTAGAAAGTATACAATATCAAGCCAAAGCATTATTTAAAACAAATGTAAGTTTAGATGCTGTAAAATTAAAATATGGCCATGCGGCAACTGATGTTGATTTTGATGCCATGACAGCCGTTACCTTAACACCTCAAACCTCTTCAGAAGAATTAAGTGTAGGAACATCATTAGTTTATAGTGTACAAGGAGAATTTGTCTCGCATACAGACGATTATCATGCAATATGGTTAGAAGTAGTACCACCAGATTCAAATGGTTTTATATTACATATTGATAGTTTAGAATTTACAAATCCTGCTATCGGTGATCGAATTGTAGTAGGTAGAGGTGCTCAAAGCACTACCGCTCAAGCCCATTTACAATATGCAACATTTAAAGAATTAGGCAATTTTGCCAGACAACGTTGGCAAGAATTATTAACTTATGAATGGATGGATGATAGAAATATATTTGTAGATACACCCAACATGGTTCCTAATTTACGGTTGCATGAAATATTTAGATATGGAGGACAAGTTCGTCCATATAAACAAAGTTGGGTTAAGAGCAGAATTCAAGGAATACGAGCATTAGTTCAAAATGCAAATAAGAATTTATTAAAAATGAATTTAAGTGATTCGCATCTTAATTGGAAGAAATATTTAGGTACTGCATTTGTTAAAGGTAATTCAACATTTACTCCTCAAGATTATTGGAAATACACAGATTGGTTCCATCCAGATTATACTATTAGTTCTTCATCTGTTGCCCAATATACTGTTACAGAAAGAAATAATTTATATGATGTTGATGAAGATGTATATTCTGTAGTAAGAGTTGATAGTGATGATGTAGATGGTAACTGGGCGTTTTATCAATGGATAGGTGATAATTGGTTTAAAATTGCTAAACAAAATGGAACTATTCAATTATCAACATTATTGTATGATGTGCAGGATGTAGATGCAGGTTGGGATTCCGCAGAATATGATATAGGTGGTTGGGATAAAAATTATACCAATGAATTAGCCGCAATACTTAGAGGATTACATGAAGATATTTTTATAGGTCCATATAAACAATATTATAAAGAGTTGTTTTTTGCAATTATACATTTTATCTATGCAGAACAAACCAATTTAGATTGGGTAGCAAAAACAACATTTTTACAATTACAACGAAAAACACCAGGGGCTCTTACTCCTAAAACATTTGATGTAGGTAGTGAAGAAGATATTTTAGATTATCTTAATGAAGTTAAACCGTATCATTCAAAAATTGAAACAATTTTTGATGCAAGAACATTTGATGAAGAAATTAATGCGTCTGCAGATGAAGTTGTAGATATACGAATACAAACAAACACATCTGGTAGTACTGAAGATAACGACTCTAGAGCATGGAGAATGTTTATAGATAATACAGGTACAAGAATTTATGAAACAATGTTAGATGCTAACAAATCAACTACAGCAGAATATGTAGATGCAATAGAAACAGAAATAACTGTTGTTGCTTCGGGAGGTTTCCCTGCATCTGGAGAAGTTGTTATTGGCGCTGAACGAATAAGATATGATTCTACAAGTAGCAATATACTTCATTCATGTATACGAGGAGTAGCAGGTACAGCGGCGGCAATTCATATATCTGGAGCAGAGGTAGTAGTAGCAGGACCAGCAGTTGGTCTCCCGGTTGATCCTGATCCAGAGGCATATAATGCATTTAATGATGCAACAACAACAATACAGGCAAGTACAAATACACAAGCGGCTCTTATAAATTCTGGTAAAGGAACCATATAAATATTGTATAAGGTAAATTATAATGAAAAGTAATCTTAACATAGACATGCAAGGACACGTTAAAATATTTGATGTAGATACAGGGGAAATCCTTGTCAATAAAGCAAACAAAATACATGCAGAGAATATGAGCAGATGTATTGCAACTACATTAAGCAATAAAGATTACTATTCGTTATACGAAATGCATTTTGGAAACGATGGAACAATTATCGATGCTCAAGGAAATATTACATATAGAGAACCAAAAGTTACTTTAGCAAATGATGATTTATATAATGATAGATTTTTTAAAAATTTTGATATACTAGATGCCGATAATACTGATACAACAGAAAATTTTATTGATATTGCGTATACAGATGGTAATTCGTATACAGATATTATAATAACAAGCACTTTAAATTATGATGAGCCAATGGCTAGTGATACAAATTTTAATTTGGCAGGTGCTGATCAAAAGGCAGATGATGCCACTATAGATGGAAATTTTGTTTTTGACGAATTGGGTTTAAAATCTAAATCGTCTGAAGGTAGAAATGATGGATTATTATTAAGTCATGTAGTATTTCATCCTGTTCAAAAAAGTGCAAATAGAAAGATTCAAGTTCTGTACACAATTAAAGTGAGAACTAATTATACAGCGAGTTAAAAGGTAAAAACAATGCCATATGATGTAAAAAACTATAAAGGTGCTTCGATAGCAAGTGTGCTAGAAGGTACAGTTAACACACAAAGTCCTCTAAAATTGGTAGGGCAAAATTATAAAAACTATGGGCAACTTATTGCAGAAAATTTTGTTCATATAGTGGAAAATTTTTCCAGAGATATTGCTCCTACTAATCCTATTGTCGGCCAACTTTGGTATAAACCAGTGGATGGTCACATATACATGTTAGACCAAGATGCTAACAATAAGACCAAATGGAAATCATTAACAACATTAGATATTCGAGCAACAGATCCAGTAGATGATCCTAGCGGGTATACACCTCGAGAAGGTGATTTTTGGTTTGATAGTGCGGCAGATAAAGGTATATTAAATATACGATATAGAAATGATGAAACAGGTGCTTTAACATGGGGTCAACTTAGCGTACCGGTTGCCGCGGATGCTACATTACTTTTTCAGAATGTATATGATGATTCTGCCGCAGGGCAAACAACAACACCTCCGATTTCTCATGCATGTATTAAATTTGTTGTAGATAATAAAGTTATTGGAATATATTCTACTGGTGAAAAAGAATGGTCACCTTTAGGAAAATTACTTGGTACACCTTTACAGATTACTAGTGGTGGATCTTCTGTTACATATGATGTTGAGACAAATCCAGATGGATCGTCTTTACATCTTAATTTTCCATATGTAAGGGCAGGGCTAACGTTATCTGGACCATATGATCCTGATCTTCAAGTAGGATCTACCGAAGGACGAAGCTATAATGTTAAATTTCCTGCGCCTGCGGCAGGTGGTACTATTGCAGAAGGTTTTCCAATTATTAATAAAGCATTACAATCAATAGAATCAATCGTTATAACTAATCAAGGTAGTGGTTATACCTCAACTACTATAAGTGCTTGGAATACAAGTGGTGCAAGTGCATTTGATCAAATTCCTGCAGGACAAGGACCGTCAGGTACAGCACCAACTCTTACTGCTGTATTAGGAACAGCAGGAACAGAATTTGAAGATAAAATTGTATCTGTAACAGTAGGTAATGATACTAATAGTAAAGCAGGCGGTAATGGATATTTTACTCCTCCTATTAGGCCTAGTCTTAATGGTAATATACAGGTTGGAAGAAATAGTACAGATTTTGCAGATTTTAGAAATCTTCAAGCAGGATTTGGTAGAAAAATTGTAGCAATAAGCATAGTAGGTGCTGGTACAGGTTACACAGATGGTACTATAATTATTCAAGCACCAGCCGGGGAAGACGGAACTACTGCAACTGCTTCTATTATTACTGATCAAGGCAACAACGGAACAATTACCTCCGTTACAATGGCACTCCAAGGAGATGGTTATACATATGCTCCTTCTACTACAAATAGTGGTATAACATTTACTGGTACAGCAGGGTCGGGTAACGGCGATGCAGTATTATTGGCAGTATTAGGTGATGATAGATTAATGATAGACGCCAATTCTATTAGCGGTGATAAAATACATGGTGGTAACATATCTGGATTTGAATCAAGTGCTATTAGCGATCTTACTGATTGGACACGGAATGATCCGGGTATTCAAGGATTAAGAACAAAAAGTGGGTATGGTTCAGAAGAAGGATTGGGTACTGACACTACATCAGTACATAATGATGATAAAGATTTATGGACAGGAGAATATACATTTGGTGGCCAATTAAATGCTTGGACAATGCAAATTACAGACCTATCAGGTTCGGAACAAAAAAGACGAGCAGGTTATGTTAATGTTGCCTATGAACGTGAACAAACTTTAGGTACTACGTCCGGAGTGGTTACTGCTAATGGTGCATTAAGAGTAGATGGTGGCGCCCATATAGGTAAAAATTTACATGTTAATGGAAGTGTTTCGATAACAGGTTCGTTATACACTGGCGGACAAATTAATAATATAGAAGTAAACAATTTAACTATTGAAGATAATTTAATAGAACTTAATAAAAGCCAAACAGATTTGGCTCCAGCAAATGCAGGATCTGCCCCACTAACAGGTATTTCGGGTTTATTTATAGATAGAGGATTACTTGCATCTGCTCAAGTTCCGTTTTCTACACTATTATGGGATGATTCGGATTTTTCTTTATCAGGCACAACACCAGTTGGTGGTGGACCTATCAATAAACAAGAAGACTTTTTTAAATTAGGTACATTTACTGGTAAAACAGAGCCTACTAGTCCTGATGATCCCGAAGACGGAACATTAGGATCAACAAATACAATTTCTGGATTTAAATTAGCATGTTTAGATACATTAATGTATACAGCTCAAGCAGGAGCCAAATGCGATATAATAAGT